TCAAGCGAGACCCGCAAAAGTTACCCACACTGAAAATCATTAAAGACTTTTCTTCTATTGAGGAAGTGTTAGCCTTGGACGTCTCTGACTTCCAGCTTGAGAACTATAACCCATTAAGTGCCATCAAAGCAGAAATGGCCATTTAGAACGGAACCAAAAATGACTATAAAAATCGATAAGACAAAAGACGATCTCTTAGCAAACTATGCTGTAGGAATGCTAAAGGATTTCTATCTAACAGAATACGAATCATCACCTCAAGAAGCATACAAACGTGCATCTACTGCGTGGTCGAAATACAAGGATGAAATGGATGAAGACTTAGCACAGCGATTATACAATTATGTATCAAACAAGTGGTTCATGTTTGCTTCGCCTGTTTTGTCTAACGCTCCGAATGGATCGAAGCAGGGCAAGGGAATGCCCATCTCTTGCTTTCTAACATATGTTCCTGATACCCTAGAGGGTCTAATCGATCACACTGCTGAGTTGCGATGGCTATCTGTATATGGCGGTGGTGTGGGTGGTCACTGGTCTGATGTTCGTACAGTAAGTGATATCGCTCCTGGTCCTATGCCGTTTCTGCATACAGTTGATGCCGATATGATTGCGTATCGTCAAGGTAAAACACGCAAGGGTTCTTATGCGGCTTATATGGATGTATCGCATCCAGACGTTATTGAATTCTTGAATATGCGTATTCCTACAGGTGACGTACAGCGTAAAGCACTTAATCTACATAACGCAATTAATATCTCTGACGCATTTATGGATGCTGTTTCAAACGGCACAACTTGGGATCTTAAAGATCCAAAAGATAACAGAGTTAAAGAAACTGTAGATGCCCGCAAGCTATGGGAACGTATCATTGAAACACGCTTTCGTACTGGTGAGCCATATTTAAACTTCATTGATACCGCTAACGCTGATTTACCGCAGAACTTAAAAGACTTAGGTCTTAAGATCAATGGATCAAATCTATGTAACGAAATTCATTTACCTACAAGCGCAGAAAGAACTGCGGTTTGTTGCCTATCTTCATTAAACTTGGAGTACTATGATGACTGGAAAGATACTTCCATTGTGCGTGATCTTGTTCGGATGCTTGATAACGTCTTGCAATATTTCATCGAAAACGCACCAGACACTATCACTAGAGCAAAGTATTCTGCATCAAGAGAAAGAAGTATTGGTCTCGGAGCAATGGGATTTCATTCTCTGTTACAAAAACACGGAGTTGCTTGGGAATCCGAACTCGCAAAAGAAATTAATACAGTGGTATTTAATCACATCAAAGAAGAAGCAGTCGCAGAAACAGAACTGCTTGCGGAAGAAAGAGGAGAATATCCAGATGGAGAAGGAACGGGGAGAAGAAATTCCCACCTTCTTGCGATTGCGCCTAATGCCTCAAGTGGCGTAATTTTATCTACAAGTCCCTCAATTGAACCTCTAAAAGCAAATGCGTACACTCATCGTACACGTGCTGGTTCTTTCTTAGTTAAGAACAAGTACCTCGAAGAGATACTTACAGCGAAGGGAGAGAATAACGATGCTATATGGACATCTATTATTACAAAGAAAGGCTCAGTACAACATCTACCGTTTTTGACTGAAGGCGAAAAGGCAGTATTTAAAACTGCTGATGAATTAGATCAAAACTGGGTTGTACAGCATGCCGCAGATAGACAAAAGTTTATCTGTCAAGGGCAATCAGTTAACCTATTCTTCCCATCAGGAGCACCTAAAGCCTATGTCAATCAAGTGCATCTACGTGCATGGAAAGAAGGACTTAAGGGACTATATTATTTACGTACGGAATCAAAGCAGAGGGCTGAAAACGTTAGTGAGAAAGTAGAAAGAGTTGCTTTACAAGGCGACAAAAGAAATATCGTATACTCAAAGAAAGATTGTCCGTTCTGTTCGATGGCAAAAGAAGAGTTACGACTAAGAGGTATTCCATTCGACAGCATTGATCTTGTAGAGATTGGTAAATCAGCCGCTGAAGTCACAGGTCGAAAGGACGTTAAATCTGTACCACAAATATACATTGCTGGCGAGTATATTGGTGGATATAACGAATTGTTAAAATTTTTAGAACAGCCAGTAGAAATTGAAGACGGCGATGAATGCCGTGCATGTGAAGGTTAAGGAGAAATAAATGTCACTACTAGAATTTTCAAAAAGCTATCGCCCATTTTTATATCCATGGGCAGTTGAGTTAACAAAGAAACACGAAGAAATACATTGGGTTGAAGATGAGGCTGAGTTGTCTGAGGATGTACAAGACTGGAAGACGAAGCTGAGTGAAGAAGAGAAAGATTTTATTGTACAGATTTTGAGACTGTTCACACAGTCAGACGTACAAGTCGGAGAGAACTACCACGAACTTATGATTCCTAAGTTTAAGAATAATGAGATTCGTAATATGCTGTCTTCATTTGCGACACGTGAAGGTGTGCATCAACGTGCATATGCATTGTTGAATGATACACTTGGTCTGCCAGATGAAGAGTTTCACACATTCTTAGAGTATAGTGAAATGGCAGATAAGCTAGACTTCATGGCTCAAGGCAATATCAATACACATACAGGACTAGCACTAGTGCTTGCTCAATCTGTGTTTAATGAGGGCATGTCATTGTTTGCCTCGTTCGTAATGCTACTGAACTTTCAGCGTTTCGGTAAGATGAAAGGCATGGGAACAATTGTAGAGTGGTCTATACGTGATGAGACAATGCACGTTCAAGGTAACGCAAAGCTGTTTCGTGAGTTCACAGATGAGCATCCACGTATCGTAAATGACGAACTGAAGTCTAAAATCTATGAGATGGCAACCAACTCAGTGAAACTAGAAGATAAGTTCATCAAACTTGCATACAAAAATGCTGGTGTCATTGAAGGACTATCAGAAGAAGAAGTGAAGCAGTACATCCGTCACATCGCTGACCGTAGACTACTTCAATTAGGTATGAAGCCTAAGTTCAAAGTCAAAGACAATCCACTACCGTGGTTAGACTGGGTACTGAATGGCGCTTCACATGACAACTTCTTTGAAAAGCGAGTTACTGAGTATTCAGTTAACGGCATGGAAGGCGAATGGGGTTGGGACGAGAACACATCGGAGGGTGAAGTTTGTGGTCTTGATGGACAAGGTTGTCCAGCCTGATGAATAAGTGGCAGAGTGCTTATATGGATACGGCAGAGAGGTTCGCTTCTCTGTCTTCTGCCCAAAGATTGAAAGTTGGTTCGATTGTTGTAAAAGATAATCGAATCATTTCTATTGGCTATAACGGTATGCCAGCCGGTTGGTCAAACACTTGCGAAGAGATAACTGGAGATGATGATTTTGGAGTGCCTCTAACAAAAACAAAACCAGAAGTCATTCACGCAGAAGCAAACGCAATATCAAAGTTAGCAGGATCAAATGAAAGCGGTAAAGATGCGACTATGTACATTACCCATGCTCCTTGTATCGAATGCGCTAAGATGATATATGCTAGTGGTATAAGTGCAGTTTTCTACAAGCATAAGTATAGGGATGAGAATGGCATTCATTTTCTAGAGAAATGTAAAATAAAGGTGGAGAAGTTATGAAAAGACAAGAAATATTTTGTGACTATTGTGAAAGTGAGTGTACAGTAGAAACCCTCAACATGGAAGATCCTATTTTATATTGTCCCATATGTGGTAGCGAAATCGATCACGATGACGATGACTACGATGATTGGGATGAAGATGAAGAGGCATGGAATTAGACATGTGGCATTACGGTGAAGCTGAGTTCACCAGTGACATGATAGAAGATTATGTTGGATTTGTTTATGTTATCACTGACCTCACTAATAAGAAAAAATACGTAGGAAAGAAACTGTTTCAGTCCACACGTAGACTCGCCCCACTTAAGGGCAAAACACGCAAACGCAAAGTTGTCAAAGAATCAGACTGGAAAGATTACTTCGGATCAAGTGATGAAGTTAAACTTTTAGTCGAAGAGAATGGCAGAGACTCCTTTCATAGAGAGATTATTCATCTATGTGATTCAAAGGGAGAGATGTCTTATCTTGAGGCAAAAGAGCAGTTTGACAGAGAAGTGTTGCTGTCAGACGAATATTATAATGGAATTATAAATTGCAAAATACATAGGACACACGTAAAAGGATTAAGAAATGACCAATAAAGAAAGGGACAAGATAGTATCAGACTTCAACAAAAAGTGGAAGTATCGATACGATAAAGAGCAATATGGTATGGCAGATGCTTGGTGCATCATTCGCAATGAAAGCGAGTCCGGCAAGTTTGAAGGTGACTGCGAAGACTACGCTTTGTCGCTATTATGGCGAATTTGCGATAAGAAGGACTACAAAATGTGGTGGGCACTTATCACTAGACAAGCGGGTATCTGTGGTGTAGGTTCATCTAAGACAAAGATGACTCATGCTGTATTAAGATATAAGGGCGAGTATGTAGATAACTGGACTAAGAAGTTTGGACCAAAGTCTGCTATTGAAAAGAACCATACGTTTCACTGGCTATACGGTTATGGATTACTACACTTTACTGTCATCAAAATGTTAATGAGTAAGATCGTTCGAACTATTAAAGGCATCAAACGCTAGAAAGGACTAGAAGATGTATACTCCACTACCGTCTTGTGTAACAATCAAGAAGTCAAGCATACACGGACTTGGACTATGGTGTGTAGAGAAAATCGAAGCCGGTCAAGAGATCGGCTTATCTCACTTTTATTGGGGCGAAAAGATTATGCGTACTCCATTGGGAGCATTCTACAATCATAGTACCACTGATGATAATATTGAGAAAGTGCGAAAGGATAGTAGATTCTTTATGGTAGCCAAACGTGACATATGGCCAGGTGAAGAGATTCTATGTAACTATACTTTCTATGACCCTACGTGATCACCAATGTGTTTGATGTAGGCATCAATGCTGTGATCTGAGAATGAATCGACTTTGCCTTGCTTTAGCCCCATCCACAATCCACGAAACTTATCTTTCACTCTTTGCCAACCAGTAGGATTTCTTACTTGTCCATAAGCATTGATGTAATGCTCTAATCCATGATGAGTGTAACCCATTAACTTGAGTGGGACTGTTGTTACGATATCGTTGTTATTTCTCCAACGATGATGCACAACTCCTAAACTATTACAGTATCCTTTCCAACCTACTCTAGGTGAGCCATATGTGAATAGCATAACAGGGTCATTTAATCTTTCTTCGTGCTTGCATCGACTTGCCATAATAGTAGCCATTGCCGCACCTAAAGAGTGTCCACAGAACCAAAGTTTACGTGAAAGATTTTGCTTACGATCAATGTCTTCGCAGATCATAGGCCAAATATCATCAACTTCTTTTTTGAATCCACGATGTACACGTGAGATAGTTTCTGCTACAACTGGCATTGCCTGAAGGTCTGCCTTGATGTCGCCAAATTCTGTTGGCTGAGTGCCTCTGCAAGCAATAACTAGATCGTACTTATTCTGAAATCTGTATGCTTGAGCGCCATCACGATTGTAGAACTCTGTCGTTGTAAATCCAAGTGATCTGGCTGACTTCTTTGCTTCTTCTGGAGCTAAGTATGCAATTGCTGATAGTCTAGCAAAAAGCAATGATCTCTGGGTTACGGATAGTTTAGTTATAGAAGTCATAATCTCCTCAATTGGGCTTGTATTAATATTATAAGTATTTATAAGATTGTTGTTGACAAAACAGAAAAAATAGTGTATAGTTATACTATTAAAATATGTTAAGAGGAATAATTATGGATCACAATGATGTTACTGATAAAGATTTCATTCTATCAACTCCTCAGTCAGACTTTAGAAGTTGGTGCAACGCACTATGGCAAGAACACAAGATAGAAGTGTTCAACTGGACTGGTAAAAACGTTAACTATACGTCACAGCAGTTTTTCTCTAAAAATAAGTGGTATATCAAATCACTCTATAAATCAAAAGGAAAAGACAGATGGGAATTTTAGAAATATTGTTTTTCTCTGTGATAACGTACTTTGGCGCCAAAGCCTTGTGGATAAGCGCCTTAATCATCGAAGAGCGAAAGCAGAACTATAGAGCTGGAACTCACGATTACTATGGCAATAAGATCGAGGATGAGTGAAGCTATGACATCTATGGAGTTTGCCCTCATTCTTATGTTCTGTATACCCGTAGTTACATGGTACATAGCAGTTTGGCTAACAGACTACTTTGACGGTAAAAAATAATAAAAAGTGTAAAATAAAGGTTGACATTCTGCGTGAACCTGTTATTATATACAAGTAATTGAGAGAAACGGACTTATTAACTGATGTACGAAGCGTTAAAATTTGCAACTAAGATGCACGAAGGTCAAGTACGGAAGTACACTGGTGAAGAGTATATTACTCACCCAGTTGCTGTTGCTGACATTGTTGAGATTTACCTTGACAAGAAAGGCTACAGCGAAGAAGATATCATGATGGCTGTTCAAGTTGCACTTCTCCACGATACAGTCGAAGACACTGTAGCGACTATGGAAGACATCGAAGATAAGTTCGGTGATGAGATTGCGAAAGGTGTCTGGTTCTTGACTAAGACTCCTAACTATGTTGGGAATCGAAAGTTTCGGAAAGAGTTGTGTGAAGCACGGTTGCGGGAAGCACCCGAGATCATTCGGATCCTGAAGACTGCTGATATGTTTCACAACAGCCTGAGCATCGAAGAGCATGATCCAAAGTTCTGGAACTTGTTTAAAGAAGAGACTGTTAGCCTTTTGATTGCTATGGATACCCTTGAAGTCATGGGTGAACTTGAAGAGATGAGGAAGAACGATGAAGTATAATCGTGCAATAACTGTTTTAACCCGTAGAGCAACTGAGTTCTACGGTAAAACCTTTGAATGGCTTGTTGATGCTATGGACAAAGGCTTTGATGAGAACTTAACTGTTACTGAAGCTTATAACGTTTATAAGCGAGAAAAGTAAAAAAAGTTCATTTTAGGGGTTGACAATACCATTCGGATGTGATACCTTATATAAGTAATCAGAGAGAAAGTGATCAAAAATGATAGATTTTATTTCAGCAGATAACGCCATGATTCAGATGTTTGACGGTGACAACATGGTTGCCGAAGCGAGTACTGCAAAATCAATCTGCTACTTCATCCAAGAATACGGTCTTGCAGAGTCAGTCTTTGCTTCGTCTTCTGTAGACTTTGCCAGCGAGTACGGCTTTGAAAACGATGATGCCGCAAGTGAATTGTGGGAAGCCGGTGTGAAAAAATTCGAAATGTCTGGAGTTTGATATGACTGAGCAATTCAAATCTTTTATGAATTCCCTCTGGAACTGCACCGATGTTGTGGTACCAGGTATGGGCACCATCGTCTCTACACGTGCTAAGTATGGCACTGATATTCAAGCTACCTGCTTTGATGGTGAGGAATACTCCCTCATTGATGGGTCAGAACTTTTTGTACAATTCCCAAATTTATTTGAAAAAAGGGGTTGACATTATCCATTTTATATGTGATAATATGTACATAATGAAAGACAAGGAGTTAGATATGAATGAAGCGATAACAAACCTGCTTGAAGAAATCAAGAAAGATTACCTCCAGTGGACGCAGAGATGTGCGTATGCCAGAGGCAACGAAGAACTCACAGAGATCAATCACAATATGATTGCCGAGTTCAACGAAGGTCTTCACTACGAAGAAGGCAGAAAGTACATCAAAGTGATCACTGGTGGCAGTGTTTGGGGCTTTGTGATGAAAGCAGATGATGCCAAGTTTAAAGCTGGTGACATCTTGAAAGCCGCTGGTTGGGCTGCCCCTGCTAGAAACAAAGCAAGAGGCAACGTGTTTAACGATTTAACTTGGGTCAACTGGACCGGCCCTGCTTACTTGTAAGGAGATTTGATGTCTAATTTATATAATGATAGCCTGCTTGAGAACCTCTTTCTAGAGGGTCTTGAGTTAGGGCTAAGTGACGAACAAGCCGAAGCTTATGCTTGGGCTAAGTTCGAGGAGATGAGCGTATGAACGCCGAAACTGTCGAAGAGATAACCATCCTTCAGAATGCACTTATAGCACTAAACGAAGGTGCAAGTGATGAGAAGCGAATGGCTATGGAAGCACTAGAGAATATGCTTCTGAATAAGGTTCAATCACTTTTGGAGTTTGAGAAAAATGCCGATAGTTCCAATTGAATCTAATCAACTGCCAGTTCATGGTGGTCCGCAAGATCGTGGTAGCGCAGATGCTTACTATGGTCGTGCTTATAGCCCACACTGGTATCCATTAGGTACTGGTAAAGGTGAAAGAATTGAGAGTATCAATATGTCTGACTCTGAAATTGAAGAGTATAAATATGGATACGATAATGAAGAAGACCGTAAAGATTACGGCTGAATGTGAGGTAAACAATGAATGCCGCAAGTGGCATACGTGCCCGAAATGTTGAACGACTGGACGAAGTCCAGCGTTTAATGGAATCTAATGCTCACCTGACTGATGGTGAAAACTACCAACGCTTAGAAGAATTACTCTCTAAGCTTTCAATGTATTTTAACGTTCTGACCGATGAAGATAGGGATTATATTCAAGCTTGTCACTACGCAATCGATGAAAAGATAGACTGGTCTGTCTAATGCTTTATGTCCCCGTAGTTCAGCTGGATAGAACAACGGTCTTCTAAACCGTAGGTCACAGGTTCGAATCCTGTCGGGGACGCCAATTTTAAGAAAGGATCAATAATGATCAAGTCACGTAACACATCAACCTTTAAAGCTTCAATCACAAATGATGAAGTTGGATTAATTATGGCTGAAGTTATGGAAAGGTGTGATGGTATTGAACGCAAGCTTGACATGCTTATAGCTAAACAAGATGCCAAACTTTGCCAATGCGATGAGGAAGAGTCTTACCTCGATAAAAAGATTAAGTTTGATAATATGCTCCCATGATGGAATCGGTAGACATAACAGACTTAAAATCTGTGGCTTTAAAGCGTCCCGGTTCGAGTCCGGGTGGGAGTACCAAAATGAAGAAGTTGTGGAATAAGATAAAAGCATTCTTCGAAACAAGAGATCCTGGTGATCTCTCAAAGCATAGATTGTATTCAGACATGTATGAAGATATGCGGATGTAAAAAGTGCTTGACAAAAGATGCATAATGTAGTATAGTGTATCTATTAAATTGAAACAATAGAAGGATTTATGAGCGACAAGAAAATTGATGACAATTGGTATCCAGAAAATTTTGACTGGTATGCTAAGTGGGCAGCCACTGTCTTCATCTTAATCTCTGTTATGTTCAGAGGCGCAGGACCAGAATTTAGAACATTTGATCTTATTTCTGGAGTTCTAGGAACGCTGATGTGGCTTTGGGTATCGATAAGATGGAAAGATAGATCATTGATTATTCTTAATGCGAGTATGCTTATCATGTTGGGATCAACACTGATAAGAGAGATTTGATTAGATGGCGTACCGGTCCAGCCATGCCTAAAGATGCAAAAAGACCGTTTTCTGAAACGTCTCTTACTACGGGTCAGAGCATATAAATTAAAGTAAGATACGATCACGTTGGGTGTCGATGTGATAAGAGAATAATCTCCCGATTATAAGAGTGAGATAGGGCACCCCATTTTCTGACTCGCTGAGTAGATAATGCGCCTGTAACTCAGCGGATAGAGTATCGGTCTACGAAACCGAAGGTCAGATGTTCGAATCATCTCAGGCGCACCAATGTAGTATAAGGAGAAAACATGAGAGAAACATTACTTCAGGCAGTACGTGCCCACGCTATGGGTCATGTCCAAAAGCATAAAGCAAATGTCGAAGTCTTTTTGACAAACCCAGTTGGCGTAGGAGAGCATTCAGACTTGATCGATACAATCGAAAAAGAGCTGGACGAAATTGCTAAGTACAACGATCAGGTTGAAATGATCGACAAATATTTTAAGGAAGCCAAAGTTTAAACTAGGGAGGTTCTCATGGAATCACAATCAGACGAATGTGATTATGTACCTTTTTATGATCGACCCAGTAGAGGGAAAAGACTGAGAAGATCAATAACAGCACGACTTGGAAGAAAACGCATCAAAAGAGTTCGTGCCTTGATACAAAAGCGAGAGGAA